AATGACTGACAAAGAGTTAGACACCTATAACAAGCAGCAGTATAAGAAGATGCTTGCTAAGATAAAAGAGGATTCTGGCTGTGTAGATTGTGGTGTTGGTAACCATATAATCCTAGACTTTGATCACATAAGAGACAAGAAATATAACGTATCCAGAATGATCCATGATGGTTTTTCATGGAGGGCTATCAAGAAAGAGATTGAAAAGTGTGAGGTGGTTTGTGCCAACTGCCACAGGATCAGGACTTATAACAGACTAAACGGTATGATATAATTATTATATGTTAAAAGAAGGCGACTTTGTTATGGGATCAACCTCTGAAGGGGTTGTACACGGCGTTATAGAGCATGTAATGAACGAAGGTGGGGTACTTGGTACTCCTGGATCAGAATATGCTTTAGTTTCAATGCCACCAGAAAACCCAGCAATGTCAGTTAGAATACACAAAGAAGAAAACGGTACATGGAAGCCAACAGCATACAGTATTGGCATGATGTACAAGGATGCTGAAAAAGCAGATATGGATAATCACACAATGGATTCAGAAGTTGCTATGGCAATGTACGACTCATCAATTGGTAAAGCATACGAAGGCTGTGGCTGTCCAATGTGTAAAGAATTAAATGTAACTTGTGAGCAGTGCCCACAGTGTCAGGCTGGAGAGATGAAATCGGATTGCTGCGGTAATGTAAATAAGCAAGCACCTTGTTGGGATGGATATGTACAGCGAGGAATGAAGCCAGGAGCAGACGGTAAGCCAGTTCCAAACTGTATCCCAGTTGCTAAATCAGATAGTTGGATCGACTCTCCATTTAGAATGGTAAAGTAATGCCAAAGAAAAAAGCAGCAGCATTTAACCCTGTTCAGATTAAAGATGGTTGGATTGTCAGACTATACAAAGATGGTCGCATTAAGTCTAAGATTGCACCATACGAACCAAAGCATCCTAAGAAGTAGTAATGCCAAAGTATAACAAAGTATACTTTTTACATATTCCAAAAACAGGTGGAAGGTTTTTAACAAAATATATACTTCGCCCAATAGAAAGCACACTAAAAGATAACGGAATAGAACTTGTAAAGTCCCCAGAAGATATGAGGCAACATGCTGGATGGCCTTCTTGGATAGATGATCAAACGTATATAATCACAGTTTTTAGAGAGCCTTGTGAGTTCTTTGTTAGTTCTGTTTGTCATTCAGAAGCAGGCAAAAAGGGTTTGATAGATGAAACACAATGGCATATTATAAAAGAAAGTGGAAAAGATCTTCGTGTTAGTAAGCAAGAATTGTATGATACATTGTTGCGCTGGGAGTATATTAAAGACTTTCAGTCTCAAAACTTTACGTTTAACCCAGATCCTGAAGTTAAGTCAATACTACACGAATCTAAAAGAAAACATGACAACAAAATAGTTTTAAATAAAAAAGAAGTCTATGATAAACTTAACAGAGTTAATCTAATGATTAGAACAAAAGACTTAAAGTCTATGGACTATTCTTTATTGATAGATAAAATATCAAAAGACTTAGGAATAGAAATTAATTTAGATCTTCCTCAAACCAACAAAGAATATTTTAAAAATAATGCATCAGAGTTTTTGTTTAATACATTGACACAAGAAGACAAGGATCACATCAACAAAAGTTTTATGCTTGATAAAGAAATATACGAAAACGATTCCTTATTCTGGAATCCCAACTCCACCCTCTAACGGATAATTAATTTGTTTTTTTACTTTATTTAAAGAGTCATTGTCTGTTGTTCCCCAATATCCAAAATATTCTCCAGATATTATTTGATCAAAATTTATTTTTGAGTTAGTTATTTTTGTATCTAAATATTCTCCTCCAGTGTTTTTGGGTTGCCATGTTCTCCAATTATGTTCTTCGTCAAATATTTCGTTTTTAAATTCTAAAAGTTCTTTGTCTATAAAAACTTTATTTAAAAGGGCAAGAGTTGGATATTTGGGACTAAAAATTTTATACCCTCTACTTAAAAGTCTAATAGAATAGTTAGTTTGATCTCCATGAAAATGGTCCTCTGGATCATGTAGAACTTCCCTAGCCAGTTTTGCTTTAGAAAACATAAAGGTTGCATGAACACAGACTGACTCTTTGTATTCTTGTTCTTCTAAATAGTGATCTCCGTAAACTATAGGAAAACCTACATTGTTTTCATTAAAAATTTTATTTTGTTTGCCATCATAAACAAATTTAAGACTTGTCATTCCTATATTTACTAAGTCTTGAGCATTTTTTTCTAAATCTAATGGATCTATCTCAAACATTTCTTTCTTGTAATCTACAAAAGCATAAACTTTTTCAGGATTTTCATCATAGTAAGTCCACATAAACCCACTTGATGCAGAAAGAATTAGTTTATCTTCATCAATATTCTCTTGATTTTTAATTTTATTAAAAACATTTATTAACTGAGTGTCCCAGTTTTTGCTAAAGAATGTGTGAGCATCTATCTGAAACATGTAATCAAAATTTTTAAACTGTAACAAAGATGCATTCATTCTTCCAAACCCCGTACCCATAGGTGCTGGAGTTATCAATTCAACATAAAAGATTTGTTTATGATTAGTTAAAAAATCGTTGTCTAGTAAAGAATGTTGTCTGTTAAGAATATTATTAAATATTCCAAAGTATATTCTTTCTGGATTCTCAGCATTTGCCAAAGCACTTCTTACAGTTTGCTCTATAAATCTTTCTTCGCAGGCTGCTATTGGTATAAATATTGAATCTTTGATCAAGTCAATTCACTCCAAAAATTTAGGAGGGTGTGGTGTTGCAACATAAAATATATATGTTTCCCGACACATACACTTTAACCACACCCTTGCTACCATTATAGCATCCCTGGTAGGATTCGAACCTACGGCCTACACCTTAGAAGGGTGTCACTCTTCCACTGAGTTACAGAGATAAACCTTTAACTACCCGAATTTGCTCGTTCCTTAGCAATAACATCAAGTTCTTCTTGTACCCCAGGAACAAGGGACGGATACTCTGCAGCAAATCTAAGTACCTTATTAAAGATCCATGCTGGAATCATCAACAATAGCCATGCATACCCAGCCCATTCATGAATAAAGGCTCCAAGAAAAATCCACGGGATAACAACCATAAAGATACTAACATTAGGAATATCATCCTTAGATGTAACAATAGGAACAACTTCTTTTGTAGTAGCCTTAGTACTCTTAGACTTAGACTTAGACTTTCCATTAAGCATTGTAGTACTTGATAGACCAGTGCCATTTAGACCAGCAGTGCCTCTTACCTGACCCTTAGAGTTAACACTGACTCGTGCTCCATTAGTGCCAAGGGAACCACTAATGCCACTCTTACTAAGGGATACTCGTACCCCTGGCATAAGTTTAATACTCTTTCTGAATCTAATTGCCATGTTATTTTTTCCCTGGAGTTAGGGTGCCCTTTATAAGAGCACAAGATGGATTGTCTGGTGTTTGTCTTAAATGACCTGAAGCAACATAGTATTCAATCATGTTCCGCATTGGACCATTAAACACCTTGTCAGCAGCATATCCATTATTTGCAAGGCTTTGTTCGCAAATTATAAAGCCGTGGCAACCATTTGGACTTGCATAAGTTCCACCAAATTCTTTACAAATTGTAAGATTAGTTGATGCGACCACATATTGTCTTGGATTGTTAGGATTTAATTGTTTTTCTTGCTTTGCTAATAAGATTACATTGTTAGCAGCAGCAAGTTTGTCTTTTGCAGCAGTTCTTTCAGCATCTAATTTATCTTCTAAAATCTTGGCATTTTGAATTCTTAATATCTCAGCATCTGTTTCAGCCTTAAGTCTTGCAATTTCTAATTCTGTTTCAATTAGTTCTTGTTCAGCCTTCTCAGCAGCAACTCTTTTTTGCTCTGCAATTTTTTCTGCTTGAGCCTGATCTGCTGCATTCTTAAATCCAAGAAGTCTTGCTGCTGCATCTGCTTTGGCTTTAATTGCTTTATCTGCTGCTGCCTTTGCAGCATCTGCTTTTGCATTTTCGTTTTGTCGCTTTAAATTTGCTTCTGCTGCAGCAACATTTATTAAACTAGTAGTGCCAGTGATTGTAATTCCATAATTCTTTTTAATCCTTGCTACAATTTTGTCATACTCTGCAGATGAGGAAGATGCAACTCCGCCGTGGCTAGAGCATGTTCCTCTACCAGTAGATGATGAGTAGGTTCCGTCTTTACATTTTGTTTGTGCTGCTTGTGCTGGAGTGAAGCCCCCAGATAATACAAGCAACGATACGATAAAAGCAATTTTCTTCATTTTGATCCTTCGTTAGTAGGTATGTTATAAGTATACCGAATTCTGCACGGTATGTCAAGTACACCAGGTAGGACTTGAACCTACGATAGCCGAATTATGAGTTCGGTGCCTTAACCAACTTGGCTACTGGTGCAAACAATCTCTACAAATTAAAAAAGAGAAATAACACAAGAACACCAAGGCAGATAAGAATAAACTTAACCTTCTTAGTCTTTGGCCATTCGTCTGGCACTCTTACTTCATTCATATTTCCTCCAAGTAGTTATTTAATTAGTAATCCAAAAAATGTTCCAAGTAGAAAACATAAAATTCCAATAGTAGAATGATAGTATGTTTTCATATGTTGTTTAATAATATAACGCTTTACTTCTTTTGATATTTTATTTACTTCTTCTTGATCTACCACAGTATCTCCAATCTATTTATTAATTTTTATGTGTATCTTTTTTTAGACCAGTCTTTTCCTTTATAACTTGTTATTCCAAACCCTAGCATATAGTCTTCAACATACTGGTTAAAGTTTTCTTTTATTTCTTCATCTGTATATTCTACAATTTCAGACTCCCATGACTCATTTTTTATAGGTATTAGTTGAGCATAAGGAGTTCCTGCAGGAATAGTTCCTTCCCAGCCTTCTTTAAAATAAACAGGAATGTTTCCTGATCCAGTTAAAATACTATAAGAGTCCATAAAGCCAGACATAGTCTTGAATGGCAAGTTTGGTATATTTATTGGACTTGTTAAGAATATTGTATAACCTTTAGGAACCTGTGCTGACCAATTTAGAACCCAAGTATAAGGAATTTCATAGTATCCGTCTGGTTTTGGCAAACCTTCCTCATCTCCACGCAGTTTACAGAATGCAAATCCTTTTATTTGATTTGCGTCATCTCGGCTCCATGCACCTCCCAATTTTACTGTTACAGGTTGCTTTTCAGGATTTTCATGATTAGTTTTAATTGTAATGTCGCAAGGCGTAAACAAATAGTATCCTGAAACAAAAACATCAAGCAACGCTGGACATGATTTCCAAGATGGCATTCTGCTTGGAACTGTGTTTCCGTTTTCACCTTTTAAAAAAATTAAAGGGTATGTACCATCCTCATTCCTAACATGCTTATCTTTTTCTAAAAACCAATTTGGTATATGATTTTTTACTGGTGATGGCCTATAGTCTTCAGATTCGTTGTTTAACTTATGACACGAGTGAAACTTAATTATGTTATCTGTCATTTGCCATCTGCAAAGAACCAAATACAATCTTTTTTCTTAATTCTAATTGTTGACGCTCAAACTTAGAAAGATATGGCTTAGCCTGTATTCTTTTCTTGTTCTTTGTTGCTCTCTTAATCTTGTGCTGAGATACTTTGTTGTTAGACTTTCTCATTTTGATCCTTGATTTTCTGCTACGCTGTCGCATGGACAGATAATTGATTCTGGAAGTTCGTGAACCTTGGTTACAATAGTAATCATAGTCTCACACTCAACGCACTTATAAATCTTCTTAACTCGTTTGCTCATAAACTAATCATACCATACTGACATGTCTGTGTCAAGATTTGTTCCCATCCCATGTACCTATCTTAGTAGTAGGTATTCCATAATTTTCCCAAAGCCTAATCACGTTGGGATTGTCGTCTACTGCATGAACAACATTCCAATGTTTCTTAATCTTAAGTAAGATATCTTTTTTAACTTCATAGTCTGGTCTATTATCATCATCACTACGCATATACAGTGCGTGATGTCCAATGTCATTTTTGGCAAGCCAATAAGAGGTTAGACCACGCCAAGTTTCTTTTCTTGATGTAACAATAATAACGTGCATCTGATCAAAAAACGCATGATTTAACATCTCTACCACTTCTATATTTGGCAGGGCATCTATAGAAGCCTCATGAAAAGCCTCATAGTCCCTATTAGAGCCACGAACATGGTGAAGGTAAGGATCTACATTGGCAAGAGTGCCATCTACATCGAATATGTATGCTGTTGGTTTCATATTAATCCTGGCTTACTTTGTAGGTCATAACAAAATAGCATATTGAATATCCTATAATAAATGCTGGAATTAAAAAAAATGCACTAATCACTTGTACTCCTCCTGTCTGTCAAAAAACTCAGTCATATAGTTTCCATCTCCTCTTGCAATTTTTGCTGCTTCTGTACGCATGCCTAAAGCATTTGTTATTGATGACTCAATAGGTATGGCTTCTATAGCCCTTGCAATTTCTTCTCTTAATGTCATTTCGTCTATACTCATTCTTTATCCTTATCCCAATAGGCTTTGCCAAACTCGTCATAGTCATCCCACCCTGAACCCTCTAAGTCTTTTTTCATTTGTTCTATATCAAGTTGATAGTATGTCCCCCACCATTTGTAGGGTTTGTTAAGGATTACCCACATTTTTGCGTGGTACTTATGACGAAATCCTAAATCAGCATCTAACTCTTCTTCCAACATCATAGCCTTAAACAAATGATTACCAGCAAAGCCACCACAGAAGTTACCTATGACTCTTAATGGCCATATTCTAGTCTTCTCTATCTTTGTCATTCTTGTCATCTTTAGGTACCCACACTTTCTTTCCGTTTTTATATTCTGGCCAATAGCCAAGGCTACGCCAATCCATCTGAGTTATCTTAGGTTCTTTTGGCATAAGCACACCAAATCCAATCATCTGTCATAGTCTGATGTGTCTCCCAAAATAAAGGATCTTTGATTTCCATCTCACACTTTATGCATTGCTCAGGTTTCATAAACTCTCCTAAGAAAGTCTTTCATGTGCATCTGTTCTTTATCTAAAGACTTCCAGTGCCTATGAGACTGAATATAGACTATCGCATATGCGAGGGCAGAGAAGATAAACCCATACTGCTTTGTAGTAACAGCATAAACCATCCACAGTACTTCATTGAACAATAAAATGTACCAACCAAAGAAACTTTTACGACCAACAAAATATATACCTGACACACCAATAACAGCGAGCACCCAAGAGGCATAGTCGTGCATAAATAGTTCCATATATCCAGTATACCTTAAGTTGAGGGTTTAGTCAACTTTCTTTTGCTTCCACTTGGTTTTTACCCAAGTGCCTATTTTATTAATCTTAACTTTTTCTCTTAGAACTTCTGCAAAGTCTGTGCTTATCTCAGATCCAAGGTACTCTTCACCTGTTTCCAGGTCAGTCAATTTCCATTTTCCAGGGGCTTTGGTATGAATAATTAAATCAACTGGCTTATCAAAAGAATCAACCTCTGATCCATCTTTAAGTATTCTTTTATTCATTTAGATCAACACTAAACCCAATCGCAGCCCTTGGACCAGAAAAATTTACAGCATGGTATGTTTTTGCTGGGATAAAAACTAAATCCCCAGGATTAATAACGTATGTATTACCATTGGCTTCCCATTCAACTGATCCCTGGCATTGCCAATAAAAGTTATCTAATTCATCAGTATGAGTTGGAATATTGTCTACGGTGCTAGATAAGTTTATATATATGGTTGTAATTGAGAATGCTGGATTGATACCAGAAAGTTCTTTTATTATACTTAATGAGTTTCCAATGTGTCTGTGTGGGGCAATATACATATAAAAATTTTGTTTAATGAGAGTATTTCCAACTACTTTTCCACCAAGGTTAAGATCGTATTGCGGAAGTGGATCTGGAAAAGAACTTGGTTGATGCGTTGATTCTTCTAAATATTGAATAAAGTCTTCCCAAGATGGGACTTCATTGCAAAAATTCTTTATTACACATGTTGTACCATTTTGCTTATTTTCAAAAATTTTATCAACAATTTCTTTATTTACAAACATTACGAGACATGGCTCACAGATAGATGATTTAAACAAACATCAGCGACAATATAGTCAGCGTGATCTATCACAACATCGTAATGGGTTGCGTCTTTATCACAAAAGAAACACTTAGATTTATTCATATACTGATTATATCACAAAAATATAAACTATCACAATGCCGTAATGATATAATAGGATTATGGAACAAATCAAAGTAATAAATAACTTCATAAGTAAGGATAATGCCACCCGAATAGTTAACTATATTGACAGGAATAAGGAATCTTTTAGAGAGGGTTCTGAAGGATTATGGTTTAAGAAGCGATTTGGGGTAGATGTTCTGTATAGAGCAGGTGGGTGTGAAAGTATTATTGATGGTTTAGAAGATATTAGAGAGTTATCCATTGATATTGTAGAAAATGTAAAAACCATGATTTCTAAACAATATGGTGATAATGATGACATTTTCTTAAATTCTTTTTGGTATGTTAAGCACCTACCAGGAGCCACTGTTAGTCAACATAACGACATTGATAATGGAAATGAACTTGATAATGGAGATGACACCCAGTTCGTGTATAGTTCTGTTCTTTACTTAAATGATACAGAGGATGGAGACTTAGAATTTCCAAACCTTAATCTATCTATAAAAACAAAGTTAGGAGACTTGGTCATATTTCCTTCAAATGGAGATGATATGGTACATGGAGTTTCCTCTATTAGCCAAGATAGATACTCGCTGCCTATGTGGTTTACTAAGGATAAAAACTTAGAACTTAAATTTTCGGGGAATAAAGAGACTTCATCGTAATCTTATTTAGCAGCACAGGTAAGACATACAAATGGTTCGTCATCTTGTTTTATATATAGTTGATTACATTGGCTACAGGCTACTTTATAAGAATCAATCTTATTGGCATATAGGCTCCAAGAGGACTGAAGTTTATCCATTTTTATCCGAATTTCCAATCCCAAGCAGGATTATCTGGTAATCCAAATACGTTCCCTGATCCCCCAGTTGATGGGTTGATATGAACATGTGGTGCAAACATTGCGTGGTTCGCATAGTGTTCATGATGCCAATTCCAATGTGCGCCCATTGTAGTATCACTGAGAAGAATTAGAGCATAACATATGCCACATAAACCCACTGGTCCGACATAACCAAAATTAGGATTAGGATTTTCAAATACAACTTGGCATGAAGATTTGAACGCTTCCCAATCTCCAGTTATTAGATCACTCATTGGACTATTGTATCATGTTAGGGTTTGTCATTTCAATCATTATTTGCATACCAAACAGTAGAATGGGGCACGTAGATTGTCTTTATGGGTTACTACGGTTTGAGCACACTTATGGCATTGAATCTGTACAAGGTTTGGATCTGAAGCAGGTATTGAGAGTTTAAGGCTTCTCGTGTAGTAATATTTGGTGGCATACCAAGTAAGTAGTATTATAATTATTTCCATCATACTATTATATCAGAGCCATTACTCAAAGTCAACTTGGGCCTCAAACATATCTAATGTTATTGGGGTTGATGCATCATCATCCATAGCCCCACAGACAGCACAGGTTACCTGGCCATCAAGGTCTAATTGATAGTCGCATCCGTATTTTGTGCATGTCATGGTTTATACATCACATCGTAATATTTATTTGACATAGCAAAGGCCTTCTTCCTGGTTGGCCATTCCTCAGATGAGTATTGCTGTATAACGGAATCGTAATACCTCCATTGGCCAGTAGCAGGATTGATCTCAACCTTTACTTTCATAGTGTTCATATATACATCATACCATTCGGCGAAAAAATTGTCAAGTCTTTAAAGTTCGGCAAAAATAGGAGTTATAAACCTTCTTGTGCCCTACACGGGCACTATCGGTTACAATCCTTCATATGGCGAGACAATGACTCGTTAGCCATAATTCCCCACCTAAGATCCCATTCTTTTTTACAGACTGGACAAATTAATATTCTCATCACTCTCCCAAATCATTAGACATTTTGTACAGGTAATTCCATGCTCTCTCATGTACCAAGTATGTTCACATTTCTTAGTAGCCACCTAAGCACTCATTTCTGGTATGAAACAATCTAATCTTAGTCAATATTTTGCGGGACGGACCAAAAAGATCTTCCCCACAGGTACTACATCTATAAGACCATTCACCGCTAAACCAGTCATGAACATAACCCTTAGCATTGGCATATTTGTTGGCTACAAAGGTTTGGAATGGATCAGGGATTTCCATGTTAATCATCGGTAAAGAAGTCTATACCCACATACCACTTAAACAGGTATAGACCTATCTCCCATTGATGCTTGATTGGATATCCCCAATCATGGAGATATATGCCAATAGAGTAGTTTGCTGTCATCTTGCCATAGTGTAGTTTCATATGGCTTCAATAGTAGTTAGACAAACCACTTTAGTTATGTTCATTTTAGGTTCTTCTGCTTGTGCCATTGCTCTGGCTTCTTTCTCAGTTGAGGCAAAGATATCAAGATCAAATGCCGTAGCGTAATCTAATAGAGATACTCTGAATATGTGCATAATCCAAGTATAGCAAAATTGGCAGGGTATGTCAAGTATAATAGACTCATGACCCTACTATACATACTATATAGCCCCAGACATAAGGCTATTAAGATAGGTATATCAGATGTGTCTGGTAGAAGGTTTGCAAGCCACAGGCAGAAGGGCTGGGTCCTAATCAAGTATTGGTGGTTTTCCGAACGGGATCAAGCAAGACAGATAGAAACTATAGTAGTACAAACCCTTA